GTTCTTGATGAGAAAGCAAATGTTAGAAACTAAGGTTAAACGTATGATCTGGAATAAACCAGGTACAGTTAAATCTGGTGGAACTAAGCAAGAATTAAAAAGAGTTTCTGCTGGTGTTTATCACAGAATGAGAAACAATGGTAACTTGGTTCAATATAATAGAGGTGAATTCTCTGCTAACTTAATTCGTAGTGTATTTGGAGATTTATTCTACAGACGTGTGGATGTAAAAGATAGAAGAGTTAAAATGTACACAAATGAAGCTGGTTTTGATGTATTTCAACAAGCTTTAAAAACAGATGCTCTTAATTCAGGTTTAACTTTCATGGCTGATTCTGGTAACAGATATATGCAAGGTGAAGGTCAACACATCACATATAACTTTGCTTTTGATAGCATGGTGACTCGTGAAACAGGTAAAGTTGAATTAATTCATCTTAAAGAATTAGATTTGCCACAATCAAACTTAGAGTTTGGACAAAACAAAAAATCTACACCTGTATTTATGGTGTTTGATGTAAGCCCAATGTCTGATGGTTCAATGGTAAATAACATTCGTGAAGTGAGACTTCAAGGATCTCCTTCTATGACTTGGGGCTACATTGATGGTAGACAACATCACTTAGGATTTGCAAAATCTCAAGGTATGAGTTCTGCTAACAAATTCCCAGGATATGAAATTTGGATGGAAGATCGTTGTGATGTATTCATTGAGGATCTTTCTAGAACAGTATTGATAGAAGAAATACCACAATTCTAATACCCTACCAGAGAAAAATTACCCCCTCCTTCAGTGGAGGGGAGTTTTCTCAAAACACACAGATGGATGAATATAGACTCCATGTCTTATTGCATCTCTCTTCAATGAGAACCATCTGCAATATTATAAACCAAATAAAAACAACTAAATAATGGCTAAGATTGGAAAAATCTCAACAATCAAAAAGGAGTATAGTAATTCTCAAATGCAAACATTGCAAGGAGGTCTTTCTCAAAATGGATTAACAAGAGTACCTGGAACTGGTGTGTTCAAATATCCTTATAAAGAGGCTACTGGAATGTTTAGAACAGGCTTAGATCCTCAAGCAAAGTATATTCAAAGAATTCAAGATCCAACATCTAAAGAATTGGAAATTGAAAGAGTGACTAAACTAAAAGCAAAGTTAGAAGATGCTTTGGGAGTAGATTTAGGACCAAGATCATCTTTTTGGAATTATGGGTTGTCTACCTCAGACCAAGATACCACTCATGTACAACCTTACAAATTGATTGATGGAGATAATTTTTTTAATTTAGAAAATCCTTATTTAGAATTAACTTTTGCATGGCTTAGGGTTCACCCTACAATTGCTTCAAGTTACCAAGCTTGGGAAAGAGGAGAATATCCAGCAGATACACAATTTTATGTTGTTGATGATGAAATTGAAAATCAAGTTGTGTATAAAAAGAAACAATTAATTAATAAAGCAATTATTAAATTTGACTCTCTTTCACCAGAAAAGAAAAAGAAAATCTCAAGACTTTTAGGTCTTCCTGTTTCTGAAAATACAAAAGAAGAAGTTATTTACAATCAAGTGGATAATCTTTTGAAACAGACCGAGTTTAAAAATGGTAAATACCAAGGATTAAATCCTGTAGAGATTTTTAATAGATTTGCAGATTTAGACGATGAGCTTTTGCATATTAAAGATTTAGTTAAACAAGCAATTTCTCACTCTATATATAAAGTTAAACCTAGTGGTAAAATTTATGAAGGAGACCATGAAGTTGCAATAGATGAAGATGATTTAGTTAAATATCTAGTTAATGAAGATCATCAAGATGACTTACTAATTTTAGAGCAAAAACTAAAAGCAAAAAAAATAGCAGCCATTTAAATAAAAAATAATGATACCTGTAGATAGTTTATTATATAAAATAGACCAGAAATTAAATAAACTATCAACTAATGAGCATCAACAAATTCAACTTGAAGATAAAATCTTAGCTTTGAATGAAGCTCAGATAAAGTTGATAAAACAAAAAATGGATGGTCAAAGCACAAATTCTGGTTTAGGACTTGATGCTTTTAAAAAGAGATACGAAGATTTACAAAAACTTATAGAACCTTATGAGAATCATATTCTCCCTTTAAAATTAGTTTCTAAAGAATTAAATAAATACTCAACATCTTTAATAAATATTAAACCAGCATATATGTTTTACATAGATTCTTTTGTTTTAGCGGACAAAGGAAAATGCAAAGACAGAAAAATCTGGATTAATAAAGACTTAGCCAAACATGGAGACTTACAGTTCTTACTAAATAATGTTCATTATAAACCTTCATTTGAATATCAAGAAACATTTAACTTTATTTCTTCAGATGAATTAGCAGTGTTTACAGATGGAACATTTACACCTAAAGAATTATATCTTTCTTATGTTAGATACCCTAAGTATATAGATAAAGAAGGATATGTTAAAATGGATGGGACAGATTCTATAAACCAAGATTGTGAGCTTAAAGCTTATTTAGAAGATGAACTCTTGGATTTAACAGTGCAATGTTTAGCTATGTATACAGAAAATCAATCTGCTGTACAATCAGCTCAAATGAGAATACAAACAAACGAATAATTTTTAATAATTTAAATAAACAAATAAAATGTCAGATTTTTCATTAACCACCCTCTTTGTGGTCCCTCCAATACCTAGTGGAGGTAGCATCAATGATGTAATAGCCAACTCTGGTAGCACACAAAATCTTACTGCTGGAAAAGTAGGTTTTTATGGTACTATTTCTACTGTAGCTTATACAGTATTAACTACTGCTAACATTGCTAATGCTCCTTCTTTTCAAGTTGCTCAAGGTAGAGCTAATACTTATTTACAAGGCAGCAAAAGATCAGATAATATATCTGGTTCTTTAAATGCAGGAAGTAACAAAAATGTAACAGAATGGTACAAAGTATCAGGATGTGCTACAGCAGCTAACCAAATTACTAATGTAGGTGGTTGGAATGTACATTGTGGAGATATTGTAACTCTAACTCTTAGAGCACACTCTAGCTACATTGACACATTGTATTTCAATGGTTTTACAAGAAGTGTAACTGTACAAGCACCTTGTTGTGATTGTGGAGGTAATCCTTGTACTACTGTAGATGTACCAGGTTTAATTGATGCTTTCATAGCTAAATTAACTCAACAAGCTCCAGGTATCAATCCTGATAATATTAACTTTAACACTTTTTACACTTTCCAAAGAGTAGGAACTGGTTCTAGTGCTGTATTACAAATCTCAGGTAAGCCATTAACAGTGTATGGACAACCATGTGATGTTGCTGCTTTTCCTCAAGAATATGATAGAATGTGGTTCAGAACATTTGTATATTCTGGTCCAGCTACCACTGCTGATTTCATTGTTGCTGACAATTGTAATATTGTTGCTACACCAGTAGTTGCACAAAGAGCTTCTTATGCCACAGGTCAAGCTGCTGAGATTGCTCAATTAGAGAAAAACTTCTACAGCTACCAAGCTGGATATTTGAAACACCTTTACAGAATGGGTGGATACAATGAGAACTTTGAATCTTATGTTGTAGGAGGTGTTACTTATGATACTTATTACATTAAATTTAATGAGTATGATAAATCAGCTTACCAATGGGGTGCATATGTTCCTGAAGATAGCCAAGTTATTATAGCTGCTCCAGCAGGTACAGTTTCTTCAGCAGTAAATGATATTTTAGCATTAGCATTAGGTACTCCAGTTGATAAAGCAGTTTGTAGTCCAACAACAACAACTACCTCTACTACTAATACTACTACTACTAGCACTACTACACAAATACCATAGTAATTATATTAAAAGGTATTTAATAACCCTGATACCAGAGGATAAAGAGGATTCATTCTCAAATCCTCTGGTATTTTTATTTTAATCAATATGCCAGCATTAAATCTAGATATATTAGTTGTTCCTACATATAACACTTTAACATTAGGTGTTGTGGATGCATCTACATATGATGTTCCTTCTCCTTCAGCCCCAACAATAGAAATTAGTGTTCCTGGTTTTGGAAAAGTAACACTTCCTTTTGTTCCTAATGATTTTAATATTTTTAATTCAACTTCTTTAGGATTGACAGAATTAGGAGATCCTTTAACTCCTCTTCCTGATGGTGTATATACATTAAGATATTCTATTTCCCCTGCATACATTAATTTTGTAGAAAAGAATATTATGAGAACAGAAATGATACAGGAGAAATTTGATGAAGCATTTATGCAATTAGATATGATGCAATGTGATTTAGCAATTAAACAACAACAAAAAGTAGATTTAAATTCAATATATTTTTTCATTCAAGGAGCAATAGCAGCAGCTAATAATTGTGCTGTGGATACAGCTAATAAGTTGTATAATCAAGCAACAAAAATGTTAAATAATTTTAACAAAAGAGGTTGTCAGTGCTCTGGTAATAATTATTAATTATGGCTCAGTGTTCTCAATGTAAAACTAATTTTGGCTGTGGATGCCAACTTATTAATGGACTATGTTCTTTTTGTCATGGTCTTTTAAATTCAGTAAAAACAAGTTTTAAAAATGTTATCTCCAAGACTTACTAATTGTGCAGAGTGTGCAAGTATCCCAACTCTACTATGTGATATAGATAGAAAATTGGAACAATTAGCACATGTATTGTACAACAATACTGTGTTTATTTTAAATATTGCTATTCCGACAATAGCAATAAATGATTTATTAAATTACAAAAGAATCCTCACTTATAAATACTGTAATCCTGATTATGCTTCCAGGTATACAGTTCAACAAATTGCAAGCAGAGTAAAACTATTAAAATATAAATAAATGAGTTGTAGTAATTGCTATAATGGCTGTAGTGAAATAGTTTCAGACAAATGTGTTAGATATACAGGAATAGATGTTCCTGTTCTTGGTATACAAAATGGAGATAGTCTTTCTTTTGTAGAACAAGCTCTTATTACTTTTTTAACCTCTACATTAGATGGAACAGGAATTAAACCAAACATATCTAATGATATTATATGTGAATTAATTTCTCAATATCTTCCTACGTGTGGAGATATAACAATAGTTGATATATGTACAGCTATTATTCAAGCATTATGTACATTACAAATTCAAGTTAATGGAAATTCTTCTTCTATTGAAGTTCTCCAAGCAATGCTTGAAGAATTAAATGGAAATTACACAATAAGATGC